TCTTATCTGGCAGCTATATGCTGGTTTTGCGAACTTGAATAAGGACTTCATCACAGTCGCATTTACAATTTCTGATTAAGGGGGACAACTAATAATGGCAACATACAAATCCTCAGCCGGAGCAATCTTAGAGCCCGGTAATCAGGTTAACCGCTTATCCTCATTCAATGATGAGGGAGTCTTTGGTTGGCCAGGTCTTGAAGCATTCGAATTAATCGGTTTCGCTAAGGTTACAAACCTTGCAGCAGATAAGGCTAATTTCAAGAGCTTTGACCTTACAGTTCCTTCTCCAGATCGTCGTCCAGATGATCGTGTAAGAGATGACCGCACAAGCTTAGTAGTAAAGGCATCATCTGATCGCCCTGCTTATATCTATGGAGCTTCCATTGGTATTGCCCAGGATCTTCCTGCAGGCGGTCTAGCAACATTCCCTGCTTCACCAGTCACAGCTGATCTAGGTGGAACAACAAATGAATTGTTACTACTAGGACCAAACAATGGTGGATCACCTTTCGGTGTACCTTCCACACAACAAAATGGTTTAGCAGCAGCTTCTAGCTCTATTACAGCAGCTAATTCACTATTTGCTCAAGGAGCAGGTGATACAACAACAGGCGATATTCCTTTCTGGACAGTCGTAACTGGTGGTGGTATTACTGCAGCTAACGCAGCAAACTCTATGATGTTTAAAGTAACATCAGACACAACATTTAAAGTGTTCAATGTCGATGCAATTACTGGTACATCAGTCAATGGTGATGGTGTATTTATCTCTCAGGATGATTCTGATGCAGGTAGAGCAGCTTACATACTTGGCAGAGTTAACTATCTACGCCCTGCGAAGGGAGTATCTTGGAACGACATTCAGCGTTTCATTGACTTCCCATCTCAAGTAGGTGGCGGTGACGCATAATATTTAATGCGTTTATTAAAGGCCGGGCACATCGCTCGGCTTTTTTTATTTGCACTAAAAGTGTGGGTTGTTATTCTATTTATATAGCTAATAATTAATTAAATGTTATACAGATACAAGCAAACAGGTGCAATCGTTGAGAAGGTTTCTCATCATGGTGATGGAATTGTAATGTGTACAGATGCACAAGATGAAGTCTTATATATAGAAGAATCAGAGCTGGTTCCACATTTGGAAGCAACCACAGAAAAAGTCAAGACAGAAGAACGTCTTACTGAACAGTTAAAACAAGAAGGTGTTAATCCTCCAAAACCTACAAAGAAAGAAATTTTTCCTGTAGATGTCAGAGTTAATATCAATACTGCCAGTGCTAGACAGCTTGCTGATGCGTTGCCTGGTGTAGGATTAAAGACAGCTAGGGAGATAAAAGATTTACAATCTTCCATGTTAGGCGAAAAGTTCATTAAGTTAGAACAGCTTAGAGCTATCAAGCGTATTGACTGGGATGAACTAATAAAAGATAATCTTATTCGTGTTGAATAATGCAACTTGATGAATTTATTAAATCAAAATGTAAATGGCATTTGGGATATAATCAAACATCTATACCAGCCGGTGACTTAGCCAGATTAGAAGAAGCCCTAAATAATGTTCAGGATTCTTTCTGGGTCAGTAAAATAGTTGAACAGGTGGGAAGATGTGATGAAGCGGAGAAGAGAACAGATATGACAGGAATTTTAAATAATAATATTACACCGGCTGGAAGACGTGAAAACATAGCTGGTGACGTGGATAGAACCATCAGTACAACTGATTATAAAGACACTCTCAAAACATGGACTGGTATATACTTATATGAGACAGATCGATTAGCTCAACATCTTTACGTACCTAATTATCGTAATCCTGAGCAAGCTAGATATCGATTTAATCGTGAGGGTGCTGAATTTATACAGGCACTCCCTGGACCAGCTGATGTTGCAGTTGGAACCAGACTTATGTTTGCTACAGAACTTAGATAGTACTTATTATTATGGCTAAAGAAAAAAAGATGCCACCTCAGCTTCTTGAGTATTTTAAAAATAAGAACAAGAAGAAAGAAGATGGTGAAAAAATGTCTGATAAAGAAAAGCGTAAAGAAGCTTTAGAAAAAGCTAGAGAAGCTAAAAAGAAAAAAGAGGACAAATAGTACTCACGCTAAAATAAATCTAAAAGAAGGACAGTAAATTGGCATCTACCTCTACAAATAAACAACCTATGATGTTGGATAGACCAGCATCTACTAGTACTCTTGTAAGAACACAGACAGGACAGCTATTCTCCACTAGTTTGTTACCAACATCAATTGGTAATGTAACTAAGATATTTGATGTTGACCAAGCGTTGACAGATACTCAAATCAGTGGTGCATATATTGATGAGATATTTATCAGATATACAAAGGATGTCAGTAGAGTTATTGATTCTGTAACAGCATCTGCAGCTACCTATACAAGAGCTGCTGCAGTTTTAACTGTTACTTTAACTAATCATAATTTTAAAGTAGGACAGAAGTTATTCTTTGATGTACAGAGTGGTGGAGCACCAACTGAAGAGGTCACTGTAACAGCTGTAACTGGTGCAAATACTTTTACAGCAACTTCCTCTACCTCTGGAACTATAAATAACAGCAATGTAAATATTCAAAAACCTGTTGACTTTGTATTTTACTTGACGAATGTAACAACAGTGACAGGGACTTCACAGTTCTTACCTTTATTTGTCGCTAATGTTGAATCTGTTCCAGCTGATCAAAGTTTTAGTTTAAGTGAAAAATTAATACTTCCTTTTATAAATTCACCTGTAGTTCATTCAGGATCAGCTAACTTTGGTGGTACTAATAACAGCTTTGCTCCTAAATTAAGAGGATTGATGCTACCTCGTGGTGCAGGTTTACATGTAGGCATCAGTGGTACAGGGTCTCTTACTAATGGATTCTATGTGAATGTTCAAGGTGGATACTATTAAATGGAAAATAAATTCAGAGAGATAGCATCATCTAATCAGGGTTTTCCAATTGTTAATCAATTTTTAGATGAAACAGGTGCTAAAGATGCTGCAATAGATTTTGCAAAGAACTTTGTAAAGAATAGATTTAATAAAAAAGATAATAACAATAATAAAGAAGAGACTCTTTTAGAAAATAATGAAAATCAAAATATTAGTGCTATAGAAAAAACTAAAAATCTTTTAAATAGAATTAATCAGACAGGAATAACAGCAGATCTTTCAGGTGTGGGTTTTGAGAAAACATTTGGTGATGAGAATCAGGGAATAAATACCACTGTTTTTGGTAGACAGAATTTTGGAGGACCTACAGAATATGGTGCAAAATTAGGTTTTAATTATAAGTTTTAGATAGATGCCAAGAAGAAGATCTGGTTTCGGTACTTCTTTTGATAATTCTTTTAAAGGTTTTTCTGATGCCGTATTAAAAAAAGAGAAATCAGATCAGGGAGATTATACTGATATACCTTATCAGTTCGTTCCTATAGGTAGAGGAGATGATTACAGTGAAGTCAGATTCTATGACTTTGATAGTACATGGTGTAGGTGTAGAAGAGGATATGAACTCTATGTTATAACTCAACAGTATTTAGGATCATCTGCTACAGGCAGAAATACAAGAGGGGACTTTAGAATGTTCTTTACATTCCAATTTTTCCCAGGTCTTTTTGTACCTGTAAGAATATTTACTTTCCCCAGTGCTGGCAATGAAGAAGGAGAGCATACAGTTGGTATACGTGATGCTAATAGTCTTAACCTTTATGATCTTGGTTTACCTATTGATTCTGTTAGATATGTCACTGCAGCAAAAGCAGGAACATATGACAAGAATGGGACTACTGTTATTGTCACCTTGGTTGGACATGGATTACGTGTAGGAGAAAGTGCCTTTCTTGATTACACATCAGGAACTGCAGTTGATGAAACATTAACTATAATTTCTACAACTGAAGATACTTTCACATGTACGAGTGCAGCTTCAGTAACAACGGCTGGGACTGTGAATGTCAGACAGGAATTTGCAGATACAGCAGAAGGATTTGCTGATACCAGATGGACAGAGCAGAGAGTAAAGATAAGAAGTATGCCAACACCAGTTACTTTATTAGCTGGAGAGAGACTTGTTGATCGTGTAATAGAAAGAGATCCAGGGGTTGGTGGAACATACTCCCAATCAGGCAATACGATAACTGTCACTTGTGGATCAGCTCATGGATTGTCTACAGGTAATCAAGTATTTCTGCAGATATCAACAGGGACTGCACGAATAGGATTATATAAAGTTATAGTTACAAGTACTACACAATTTACAGTAGAATCAATTGCAAGTGTAACAACTAGTGGGAATGTAAATGTAATTAGAAGAATAAAGGGATTCGACTTTAATAACTATGTAGGAAATACAGTCACTGGAGTTGATCTAGCCACTGAAGAAATATTATTTAAACGTGAGGAAAGTTATGGTGTTCAGTTTGTTAACAATAGAGCAAAGACAGTAGTTCCTGCACCTAGAGGGTTTCTTGCATCACAGAATAGATTTCTTACAACAGAAGTTAGATATCAATGTAACTGTCCAGATTTTATGCGTCGTAGAAAATTTAATTTATATAAAGATAATACTGATGCAAGATTTCCTAACACAGGTATTGAAAGTGTTATCCCAGGTACAAGACAAGATAGAGAGGGAAACATAATTAATACCAGAGATAATATTGGAGTACACAATGATTTTGGATATGCTCCAACATCTAACTTTTACGAGATACCTGAATATAATGATGATTTAGAAGCATCTCTTCCAGGTCTTTTATACTATCAAACACGTTGGTGTAAACATATCTATGCTGCTTTATGGTCTATGAAACATGATGAAGGTAATGATAAATTTTCTTTTGAAGGACGATATCAACAGAGTGGACCTAATGTAACAATAACTATTACCAATCACGGTTTACTTGCTAATAAACGGGTGAGCATTGATTTTACAAGTGGTGATTTATTAGATGGGCAATATGTAGTTAGTTCTGTTTCAGATGAAAATACAATTGTAATTGTTTATCCTTTTTCTGGAACAACACAAGGAGATTGCACTGTCAGTAATCTAAAAATACATGAGTATGTGGATACATGGTTGCTTGAACCTAACGATCAACCAGCTGGTAATGCTTTAGATAGATTCTATAAAAATTTTGATAAAGAACAGGACAGAACTAAGAAAGCAGCTGAACGTATGGCACTTTTAGGTTATGGATTACCCTGGACAGGAAATAAAGATATTGAATTTGGACAGAGAAATGCACCTGAAGAAGTGGCTCAATTTGATCCTACTCTTGTAACTATGAAACTTACAGACACCATCCGACGTGACAATGGTGAACTAAGTCGTGATGGTCAGATATTAAATAATGCAGCCACCACATTAATGTCTATGCAAAAAGTTCTTAATTTAGATTTTGATTTAATAGAAGATGTACGTATTGGACTAGTTAATCAACCACTTACCGACTTTACACCTGACTTTCAGTTTGGAGAAGTTGAAGGAGGTACATATCTGAATGGAGAAAGAATAACGGGTGCAGGTATAAGTTCTATGGATTGCTCAACTTATAATCCAGGTGTGGAGCAAACCATAAATGTAGACGCAGGACTCTATATAAATTAAGTATGACTATACAAATTCAAACTAGAAGATCAAGTTTATTAAATGATAGACCAGTACCAACTCGAATAGCAGCTGGTGAACTCTGTGTAAACATAAACTCTGGAGATCCTGGATTATTCTTTGCTGATAATGTTGCTTCTCCTAGTACAGGTTTAATCAAAGTTGGACCAATTCATGTAGGTTCTACTCAACCTAATAATGCACCTACCGGATTCAATAGCTTTTCCAAAGGTGAATCATGGCTTGATACATCAAGTACAGAACTATTTAGAGTGCATGATGGGACTGATTGGCAATATGCCAAAGCAGTAGCTTCTATAACTAATACAGGGTTTCCATCTAATCCTGTAAATGGTCAACTACATTTTATAGAATCAACAACTACTTTACACATTTATAGAACTAGCATCGGGGGATGGACTGCGATAACTTAAAAGAGAAATGTGATTGTAAACATTGCATGAATGTAGAAGAACAAACAAAACAAGCAGGAAAACGGTGGGATGAAAAAACTAAATCAGAAAAAAGAAATATCTGGTTTAAAGGAAGTAGAGATAGAGGACTGCGATAAGAAACTAATTAAACTTAATCTCAAAGCAGAAAAATGTAAGACACGTAAGAAAGCTATAAAAATATTATCTAAAGTTAAGTAAACATCTTTTGTACTTCATTAAAATCAAGAGTATTTGTGGAAAAACATATCGCTTTTCGATTTATCTCCTGATCATCTAAAGGAATTACACTATGCACTTTACTTACATTTAATATGTAGATATCTCCGGGTTTTGCAATGAAAGAATCTGTCTCAATCAAATCATCTGGATTATATACATAACCATCAGTCTGATTATCTATTTGATAAGGTTTAGCATTATCTTTTATTTCATAAAACTGAGTTGCACAATTATTTGTTTCAACATAAAAATTTATAACTGCATTAACTCCGCTGTCAGAATGTGGAAGAATATAAGAATTAGCTTCTAAGAATAATATATAAAAATCTGACTGATACTCTTTTGGTATAAAATCTATCTGATTATCTATTTTCAGATTGCTATACCAAAGACCATTGAATTTATTATCTATATCAATCCCATACTCTAATTCTTTTTCACCAACTTGATAAGAAGGTGTATCTATCTTTAAATCTAATTTTCTAAAGTACATTTACTTAGAGTTCTGTTTAATCATTAATTCAAGAATTCTATCTAGCTTTTGATGGACTATATCCATCTCACGGATAAAATCTTGTTTCAGTACATAACCACGTACCATATCATCCTCCACACGATTGATTTCATCTTGCAACTTGTTAAATCTTCTCTGAATTTTATCATTGAATCCATTTAAAGATTTTATAACACCAGTGAAAGCTGCTAATCCACTGGTCACAGCAATGGCAATAACTTCTGGGTCCATCAAATCTTTTGTTTTTCTTTACTTCTATTCTAAAGGATTTAACAACTTACAATAAATATATACAGATTTTGAATTTAGATGTCTAATGCTGAAGCAAATGTAGAAGGTGCTGTAAAAGTTCTGGTAGATATATTAACAGCTAATGGATTCACTAAAACTCGTTCTCCTTATGAAAATAATTTCCGAGGCTTAGTTGATGCAATATTAGATTTAAAAGAAGGATTTCCTACTTTTTCTCCAGCAGATCGTATTGGATTCAATGCAACTGCATTTGAAAATGTAACTGCAGGAGATGCCCTATTTATGCGTACTTCTGATGGTCAAGTAGGAAAAGCTAGTGCAGCTAATGGTACTTTAGAAAATGCGATTGTCATAGGTTTTGCTAATACCACTGTTACCGCTAATGGTACTGTGAAAGTAATAGTTGCAGGAACAATAACCCTTTCAGGTCTAGATGCTGGAGATCTTTATTTTCTATCACCAACTACAGCTGGAGCCATCACTCTTACACCACCATCTAGTGCAGGACAGGCAGTAACTCGTGTAGGTGAAGCTGCTACAGCAACTCAGTTTGCTACTCACATAGAACCCCCAGTTCTTTTAAGATAATGGCAGGAGAAACTAATCACAGCCCTTACGCTCCTAATTTTGAAGGTGTCGTAGGTGCTCTCCTTGATTTCAAGGATACATCACCATCTGATTCAGCATTCAAACTTTTTGGTGTAGAGTTAACTTGCTTCGAAGATATAACTCAGGGGAATGCACTTTATATAAGAGCTAGTGATGGAAAGGTAGGTAAAGCAAGAGCAAACGGAACATTAGATGAAGCAACTGTTTTTGGTATTGCAGAGACTACAAAAACTACAGGAGAACTTGTAAGAGCAATAGTGGTAGGTCAAGCAGCAGTATCACAGACTTTAGATGCTGGAGATCTCTTCTTTCTTTCAGCTACAACACCAGGTCATCTTACTAAAACTCCTCCTTCAGGTGCAGGTCAGTTTGTAACTTTAGTAGGAGAAGCTCCTAATAATACAGAATTGACTGTCAAAATAAGACGTCCTATTCAATTGAGATAAAATTGTTAAAGATAAAATAGAAGAATAATAAAAGTTTTTTATTAAATAAGGAACTAACAGTAGTAATTAAAAGATGGCAACACGTAAGGCGATTACGCTGGTAAGTGGTTTATTCCAGGAAGTAAATACTCCTACGGATAAATTAGACTTCGCTGGTAATACTACAGCCGACCTTGGAGAAAATACTAATTTATACTTTACAAATACCAGGGCTAGGGCAGCTGTATCAGTAACGGATGCAGGCGGTTTAGGAAGCCTTGCATATAATAGTTCAACTGGAGTAATAACTTATACAGGTCCTTCTAACTCAGATATAAGAGGCTTACTAAGTGTAGCCTCCGGATCTGGTCTAACTTATAACTCTGGAACTGGAGAATTTGGAACCAGTGCAATACCTAACTCTCAATTAGCAAATGATGATGTAACTATTGGAAGCACTGCAGTTGCACTTGGTGCTACAGCTTCAACTATTGCTGGTCTAAGTTCTGTTTCAACTGGAGAACTTTTTGTACCATCGCAAGACGCTGCAAATTCAGTAAGAGTTACTAGTGCAAATATAATTTTTGAAGGAGCTACAGCAAATAATTTTGAAACATTATTAGGAGTTACTGATCCTACAGCTGATAGAACAATTACATTTCCAGATGAAACAGGAACTGTATTAACAACTGCTTCATCAATTGGTAACAGTAATCTGGCTAATAGTACCATAACTTTCGGGAGTGCTTCAGCTGCTTTAGGAGACACAATTACTGGAATCTCCTTAACTAATATCCAAGCAATAACAAAATTACAAGTAGGAGAAGAAGGAGGAGCTGGAAATATAGTTCTGCATGCATCTAATAGTGGAGGATTTAGTAGAGGTATTACTTTTGAAGGTGCCTCTGGAGGTGCAGATGCAAACGAAACATTACTAGCTGTTACAGATCCTACAGCTGATAGAACAATTACATTCCCTGATGCCACAGGAACAGTTGTATTATTAGGTTCACTTAGCGTTGCTTCTGGATCAGGGCTAACTTATAATTCAGGTACAGGAGAATTTAGTACTAATGCTATTCCCAACTCCAAACTTGCTAACAGTACTATTACTATTGGCTCTACTTCTACTGCCCTGGGCAATAGTAATACGACGTTTACTGGTCTATCTTCTATAACCTCTGCTGCTGTAGTAACTAATGATAACGGTTTCAGAGTAAGGGATAATTCAGATAATACAAAACAATTAGCTTTTGAATGCTCAGGAATATCTAGTAGCACAACTAGAACATTAACTATTCCAGATGCAAATGGAACAATAGCAACACAGGCATATGTTAATGCTCAGATTACTGCTGAAGATTTAGATGTACAAACAGATTCAGGTAACTTTGATGTTGATTTAGATTCAGAGCCATTAATACTTACTGGCGGAACTGGAATAGATACAAGTGGATCAGGAACTACAGCTACCTTTGCTATAGACTCAACCGTCGCAACACTTACTGGATCACAGACTCTCACTAATAAAACTATCGCTTTAGGAAGTAATACAGTTTCCGGAACTCTGGCTCAATTTAATACTGCTGTTACAGATGCAACTCTTGTTTCGTCAGGAGCTATTGTTAATGCTGATATAAATGCAAGTGCAGCGATAGCCGGTACAAAAATTTCTCCTGATTTTGGTAGTCAAACAATAACTACAACAGGGACAGTCAATACAGGACTTATTAATGCAAGTTCAACTTCAGATCAAATACTTAATTTAAATTCTTCTGATAATGGTGCTGTTTATTTAGCTTTTAAAAGAAGTGGAAGTAGAAAAGCATATTTTGGTTACGGAGGAAGTGGAAATACGATTAGTCTTGTAAATGAGATAAGTGACGGAGATATAAATATTGCTGGAACTGATGGTGGAAGCCTGATAAATGTTTTAAATTTTGATGTAAGTGATACTGGAAAAGCTACTTTTAGCGGTGCTGTACATGCTTCTAACGGATTTGTTGGAAACTTAACTGGTAACGCTTCTGGCTCATCGGGTTCTTGTACAGGTAACTCGGCAACTGCCACTGCATTAGAAACTGCTAGAACTATTGCAGGGGTATCATTTGATGGTTCGGCAAATATTTCTTTGAACAATAATGCAATTACCAACGGAGCAGGATATATAAGCAGTCCAGAATTTGCAGACAATGTTTTCAGAGTAAAAGATAATTCAGATGCTTCTAAAAAAGTAGCATTTGAATGTTCTGGTATTTCGGGTAGTACAACTCGAACTATGACCGTTCCAGATGCAAATGGAACAATCAGCACAGAAAGTTTTGCTACTGCAATAGCAGTGGCTTTAGGATAGTATTATGGCAACCCAAGTACAATTTAGAAGAGGAACAACCGGTCAGCATTCTGCTTTTACAGGAGCAGTCGGTGAAGTAACAGTAGATACGGAAAAGAAGACGGTCTGTATACATGATGCAACTACAGCAGGTGGATTTCCTTTATTAAAAGAAGATGCTAGTAATTCCAGTCTGTCATTAGGATCATTATCCAGCTGTGCATTAAAATTTGCTAGTGATCCAGATACTGGAATAATGAGCACTGGACAGGATCAGATACAGCTAGTAACCGGAGGAGTTGCAAGGCTTACAATAGATTCATCAGGCACAGTTTCAATTCCAAATAACAGTAACCTGATTGTTTCAGGAAACCTGACTGTTACAGGAGAACTCGACAGCTCGGCACAACTCGCTCTCATACTAGCTTTAGGATAATATGGCAAACACCTTTAAGATTGATACTAAATCTTCAGTAAGTAATGCTGGAACAGGTAACTCAGGAACTAACGTAGTCACTGCAGGAGGTTCCGCAACTTTAGTTCTCTTAAGTATTTTAATTTCAAATAAGACAGCATCAAGTGCTCAGGTTGATGTTTTTCTAGTAACAAACAGTGGAGATGATGTATTTCTAATTAAGAATGCTCCAGTTCCTGCAGGATCATCGTTAGAAATAATAAGTGGATCAAAAATAATTATGGAATCAAGTGATGTCCTGCGAATAAATGCTGGTACGGCAAGTGCTTTAGATGCTGCAGTAAGTTATTTAGAACAGACATAAGATGGCTCTAACACAAAATAGTGATCTCTCTAATTTACTCACTAAGTTCGAGATTCTTAAAGCTGAAGTTGCTTCTTTAGATGAAAGAATAAATGAACATAAAGTATTAGAACTAGAAGATGATACCTGGGAAAATGTCAGGAAGAAAAGAAATTATTTATTGAAGTCCAGTGATTGGACTACAAATCCAGATGCAACTGTAGAGCAGTCTCAATGGGCTGCATATAGACAAATTCTTAGAGATTTACCTCAGACTTATAAAGGTAAATCTTCTAATAAAGTTGTTTGGCCAAAGCAACCATCTGTTGCTGGTCCTAATACTTAGTAATTTCAAAGATTACTGACCTTAAAATAAGGAGAGAAAAAAGAATATTGTAGTTGATTATCTATGCCATATATAGGAAATGACATAAGAAGTAACGAAGATTACAAAATCATAGATGACATATCGAGTGGTTTTAATGGTAGTGAAACTTCGTTTGCTTTACAGGTTGGAGGATCGGCACCTGTTCCTTTTCCAAAATTTGAATCACAATTATTAATATCAGTAAATGGTGTAGTTCAGGAACCTGATCCTTCAGGTTCTGCTGGATTTAGATTATCTGGAACCAATATAGTATTCAGTTCTGCTCCTACTAATGGACATGCATTCTTTGGTGTAATTTATGCAGGTGCAGATTATGTAAATGCTGGTGGGACATTTCCTGACGGCACATCCTCTGTCCCAAGTATTACATTTACTACGGACACCGACACAGGACTCTTCAGAAGTGGTAGTGGATTAGTCTCTGTTGTTTCTAACGGAACTAAGGTTGCTACTTTCCCGTCAGGCACAGGGAGTTCAGGCCAGGTATTGACTACAGATGGTGCAGGTGTGCTCTCATATACCACTCCAAGTACAACAGCTTCAGTAATCACAGTAGCTGATGAATCATCTGATACTACATGTTTTCCTATATTTACCACAGCAGCAACAGGTAATCTAGGTCCTAAAAGTGGATCTAATCTAACATTTAATTCATCTTCTGGATTACTTACAGCTACGGGTTTTAGTGGATCAGGTGCCTCTTTAACTTCTCTAAATGCATCAAACATATCTTCAGGAACTATAAGTGCATCTAGAGTTCCAACTCTTAATCAGAATACTACAGGATCAGCTGCAACATTAACAACAGCCAGAACTATTGCAGGTGTTAGCTTTGATGGATCTGCAAACATTTCCTTAAACAACAATGCAATTTCCAATGGAGCCGGCTATATAACCAGCTCTGATAATGCTGCAACTGCAACTGCTTTACAGAATGCTAGAACTATTGGTGGAACATCCTTTGATGGGACTGCAAACATAACTCCAGCTAATGCTACAAATGCAGACACAGTTGATAGTTTACATGGTTCTCAGTTCTTAAGATCAGATACAAATGATACTTCAGCCTCAAAAATCACTTTTAATGGTGGTTCTGCAATGAATACAACTTGTTCATCAAGCATAAATACCTTATCTGATAGCTCAACAATTACAGTTAATTTTACCGGTGCAATAATTCATACAGTTACATTAGGTGGAAATCGAACCTTAAATCAATCGAATGCTATTAATGCAATTGGTCAATCTGGATCTATATTTATTGTGCAAGATGGTACAGGGTCAAGAACTTTAGCTTTTAACTCTGCATTTAAATTCCCTGGTGGTACTGCACCAACACTCTCGACAGCAGCAAATGCTATTGATAGACTGGATTATATAGTAAGAGGCGATGCTGATGTTCATGCTGTCGTTTCTTTAGATGTAAAAGCTTAATAAAATGCCTTTATTTGATCCAATCCGAATAGGAGCAGCTGGGGCTTCTACAGGCTATGAAATAGAAAAAAGTTTGATGTTAAATGATCAACGTCAAACTTATTTAACATTCACACCTAATCAACAAGGAGATAGGAGAACATATACAATCAGTTGGTGGATAAAATTTAATACAGCCGGATGGGAGCCTGAAGATGGTGAGGATCATTATTTTATTAGTGCAAGAAGAGGTAGCAATAATCCACAAACAGATATAAATTTTAAAGGTAATAGACTTTGTTTTGAGGGTGTTACAGGTGGAAGTTATGAATATTCAGCAGCAACAGTAAGAAGATTTAGAGATGTGGGATCTTGGTATCATTTTGTAGTTCAATTTGATACAAATCAAGGCACAGCAGCTAATAGAATTAAAGTCTATGTAAATGGTCAACAAGAAACAGCTTTTACCGGAAATAATACTAGTTTAAGTTATCCGTCACAAGGTTTTCAAACAGCTTTTGGTACGAATGAAGCTGAAATGAATATTGGAAGAACTTTTTATGGTGCTAGTAACAATAATTTAGATGCTCAATTAGCTGAGATGCATTATGTAGATGGACAGATAAAAGCTCCTACAGAATTTGGAGAGTATGACGATAATAATGTATGGATTCCAAAAGAATATGGTGGAACATATGGCAGTTCTGATGTTGGATTTTATCTAAAGTTTACTGATAATTCAAATACTACAGCTTCAACAATGGGTAAGGATTACTCAGGTAATAGCAATAATTGGACTCCTTATAGCTTCTATACGTACGATATTTCAGCAGATACTCCAACCAATAATTTCTGCACAATGAATATTAATGATAAAGGTGAAAGTGATCAAATTAAAACCCAGTATGGAGGTAGACGAGTACTAATCAATGGTAATGGATTTAGAGCAATTAGAGGTACTTTTGGAGTTACATCAGGTAAATGGTATTGGGAAGCTAGATTAGAAACTTGGGAGCATAGTTTTATAGGAATTACAAATACAGAAGAGGATTTAGGTGGTACTACCAGAGCAGCAGAAACTGCAAATACTGCCATGATACGGCAAAATAATGGAAATATTAGAACGAGTGGAAACACCAATGTTTCATACGGAAGTGGTCAATCTGATGGTTCCTATCTTGGTTTTGCTTTAGATATGGATAATGGAAAGTTTTATATTTCATTAAATGGGACATATTTTAATTCTGGTAATCCGGCAAACGGAACTAACGCTGGCAAGACAGGACTTAATACAACACAAGGAAGGATTCATCCTTGTGCTGCTCCGTATGATAATAAATCTTGTTACTACAACTTTGGAGCAGATGATACTTTTAATGGAGCAGTCTCATCACAAGGTAATACAGATGGTAATGGTAATGGAGTATTTAGATATGCACCACCAAGTGGATTCTTAGCTTTATGTTCTAAGAACTTACCAGATCCTACAATTCCAGAAGGTTCGAAATATTTTGATGTTTTGCTTTACAGTGCTAATAATGGTTCACACCAAGCAAAAACTATATCTGGATTAGATTTTTCTCCTGATTTTGTTTGGTGTAAAAATAGAAGTCGTAATAATAGACACGCTCTATTTGATGTTGTTAGAGGTGCTACAAAGAGAATGAGATCAGATGGTAATGAATCTGAAGTAACAGATTCAGATACATTAACAAGTTTTAATTCTGATGGTTTTTCTATAGGTGCTGATGTTGGAGAATATGGTGTCAATGCTGATGATGGATCAAACTTTGTAGCATGGTGTTGGGAAGCTGGGTCTTCTACTGTATCAGATTCGAGTGGTTCAATAACAGTTAACAGAAGAACTAGTGCAACTGCTGGATTTTCAATTATCTCTTACTCTGGTAATAATACTTCTGGTGCAACTATCGCTCATGGATTAGGAACCGCCCCTGGAATGTTAGTTGTTAAATCTAGAAGTCAAAATAGAGGATGGAATACTCTTTGGAATGTTAATGGATCAGGTGCTGGACCAACAAGATATGTTCACTGGCAACAAGATCATAGCCCTATAAGTAATTCTGCATGGTGGAATAATACAGCACCAAGTTCATCTGTAATAACATTAGGAAATGATAATGATGTAAATGATAGTTCCCAAAATTATATTTGTTATGCTTGGGCTAATGTTGAAGGTTATCAGGCTGTAGGCAGATATATTGGAAATGGAAATATTTTAGGAACTTTTATCAACACTGGTTTCAGACCAGCTTGGGTCTTTATTCGTAGGTTAGACTCTACAGGCAACTGGATACTTATGGATGAAGCAAGAAATCCTGGAAACCCTGTTAATGAAAGATTAAGAGCAGAATCTAATAATGGTACAAGTGGAAGTTACAATGTTGCTTACTTCTTTTCCAATGGATTCCAATTACAAGATCAGTATGATGGTTCTTGGAATGCTGATGGAGGAAATTTTGCCTATCTTGCAATAGCAAGACATCCTTATAAAACCTCGAATGCGAGGTAGACTATACTATTATTATGGCTTATCAATTAAACGGAAATTCATTACCACTTGATGCACCTTTTACTGTAGGAACAGGAAAAGATGCAATCAATTATCCTGCAAATTGGCTGAGATTATCAACTGCTGAAGAGAAAAAAGCGATTGGCATTACAGAAGTTTCTGATCCAACAACCTATGATGGACGATTTTATAATTCAGATGGCTCTGCTAAAAGCTTAGTTGATGTCGATGCTACTTATGAAGAGGATGATCCAGACGGTACTTATAAAAAAGGTGATTTAATTAAGAATCCTGATGGAACTCAACATGTTTATTATGGTGTTAAATCTACTTTAATTCAAACAGAAAGAGGCACTGTTAATAGTTTATTAGCTGAGTATGACTGGTATGTAACCAGAAAATCTGAGAAAGGAACTGCAATTCCAGATACGATAAGTACATATCGTGATGGGGTTAGAGCAGCTTACGAAACAAGAAAAACAGAAATAAATAATTGTGCTGATACAGCAGCTTTAATAAATTTATATGATTCAACCTATGATTCTGATGGAAAGTTTGTTAAGTTTAATATGACACAATATCCTACAGATCCAAATAGGATAATTTAAAATCTGATGTATAATCAAAGACCTTCTAAAATAAATAAATTGTTGGTAGGTTCTTTAGGAATTATCTTTGGTTTATCACATTTTGCATTGATACAGTCAGCAGTTAATAAGAAAAGTAATTTACCTATAATAAATTTACCCGTAGGACCTTACACAACCTATCAGGTAGATGCTTCTGAATTTGGATATAAGATATCATATATGGCTAATGATCCAAAGGTTTTAAATAGTATAAAGAGAAGTGAAATACCAAAAGGATTCTTTGGTAATAAGAAAGAAAAAATAGTAATTAGTAAAGAATTTACAATGAATGGAGAGATAATTAATTCAAATACTCCTGAACAAGGCTCTGGACCAACAGACAAAGAGATAGCGTGTTACAAGATAGAAGGAAGTGGAGAGTCTACAGGAAAGCTTGTAGGGGCTTCTGTAGGTGTTAAAGCAGCTCCAGTTGTAAGTAATATACCTATCATAGGTTGGCTGGCTGCAGGATGGGTTGCAATGTTTGGACAGGACAAAGGTGCAGAGATAGGTGGTCAGATAGCACAGGACTTTAATGACTGCTAGTGTCTGAGATACCAGCAATAGGGATAGGTCAGATAAATGTCAATTCAATTCCTGTTAATAATATTAATCTTTCGACACCATTTACTCCACCTGTAACACTACAAATTGGATCTCCAATAGTTGATATTCCAGGTTGTGTTAAATTTAATCCTGCAAATAAAAATTCTATAGAACTTGTTAATCAGGATGATAGAGGATCTCGTGTCTTATGTGACGGTTCTGTACCTTGGTTTGAACCTTTGGATTATCAACCGGAGAATCTTATATACGTACAGGAAGAATCAGTTCCTGTTGTTGCACCACCTCCAGAAGCAAAGACAGATCAACCTGGTGTAGGTGAAATACCAAAAACAGATACAGAAAAAGATGTACCGTGCCCCGGACCTACTGACCAGAGGATAGGTGACATGAGAAATGCAGAATCCAGAGAGAAAGTTGTATCACATTCTCTCAGTCCAGATGGTAAAACCTGCATAACAAATTACGAATTAACATCACCTGTTGAAAAATATCTACCTACAACATCACAGATAAGCACGACGGCTGCAATCGCAGTCGTGGCAACCGCTGCAGCAGCTTCAACACCCATATTATTAAGGTTAATAAAGCCACTAATAAAGCAGGTTATTAAAAGAATTAAGGCTTTGTTAGGTAAAAAAGAAAAGAAATTATTTTCTACTTCTGCTCGTCTGAAGAAGTCGAAGATTCTGACGAAAGTACGTGCTGATGATTCGGAATAACACCGTGAGGATTCGTCACTACAACATCTGCACAGATTTTATATGAAGGACTTTCAGGATGGAATGACACTCCAAGTTTTTTCTGCTCGGCACAGTGCTTCAATCTTGAGATCTCAAAGTCTAATCTTTTGTTAGCAACTAACTGAGCATAATATTGATTCTGTGTATCAGCAGCCTTTAGACAGCCCTCTGTGTGTCTTCTATCTAATGGGATGGATATTGTAGCTGAGATACCCCATCCAATATTGTGATTGGATTTTTGACCTGTCCTGGTAGGTTTGTGATAAAGAATAGATCCTGGATTATCTAATACTCCATCATTGTTGGCATCACTGTTATCAAATACTGGGTCCATATAAATATCTTCATAGGGCTCTTTCCATGAATCACTCATGGTTACAAATGGAGTGATATTCAAAGTAGATCCCTGACACTGAACTCCATTTCCATAAGTATTAGTTATATAAGGACCCTGAAGCACCTGTATAGCTTGATTCGTAACGCTCCCTGATGAATTTGCTACTGGATTTGCAGTGGCTGATACACCTCCCACCTCATTGGCATAGACAGGAGCACCAAGAATATTCAGTGCAATTAGTATAAACTTTACTGGCTGAACGTGGAAACCGTGTCTGTGACTGAAGTTACCTCGGTTGTTCTCTGGATTATGGTTTGAGATTTTAATCCGGGTTGACTGAGAGTTGTTGTCAGTTGCCAAGGCTTGCTGGAATCTGTTATGGAGAAGTTCGGCATGCTTGTAGCGTCTAAATTTGTCCACGTAGAATTAATTCCATTTATAGACTGGGTTATGCTTGCAGCAGGAGGCACCAGACTATTACTATCTGTGCTTATATTATTACCTGTAACTGTATATTGCCAGCCCGTTTGATATTCAATCACATTTATGGTCTCTGTCACTGTA